CCAGGGATAACTGCCTCCAACAAACTTCCAGGCTAAACCGACCGCAATGTCGAGATAGCCTGCATTCTTTATTGAAAACGAAAAAGATCCTGCTACACCGTCCTCACCGACGATGTATCGAAAAGACCTTATTGTACGCTCCGCATTATCCGTCTGCGGGGCACCAACTCTCAGCAAGATGGGTTCAGAACCACAAGATGCTTTGCCTTCAAGACCAGTACAGGTGTTGTAATCAGCTGTACCGTTTGCTTGTCCTAATTGTGACTTCCAAGATTCAGTGACGATTCCAACCCCTTGCGTAGGTAATGAGGTTGAGTCTCCACCTTGGTTAATAAATCCTGGGAGTTGAAGGTCTGGTGACATAAATGCTGTGACGGTGGCTGCCGTCGCATTCACTGTCACCACCCTTCGAAATTGCCTAGCACACACTTGTGAGGGTGTTGTGTTAGGTAGGACCTGGATCGACTGTGTCGAACCAGGCAGAATCAATTGCTGAGCCATACCTCTGTAGGATTTGTACAACTCGCTCTTGTTCTGTCTCTGCGGCATAACCGAATTGGGGCCGGGTCTTTTCACAGGTGGACGTCGTGCTACACCGACTTCGGCCGATGGGACGGGCCTCAGTCTTCGTGGTCGAGGTTGTTTCTGTGATTGTTTTGGCTTGTTTGCAGATTTCATGGTATTGTAGGTCGCTATAAACTGTTATAGGGGACAAAAGTCAAACTGTTAAGTTTTGGAGGTAGCCTCCGCAGGCTCTCCATTTAACGACCTGCTAAGGTCGGCGAATTCCTATTTAATCCGAGTAGGTTAACTCAGGCTCTGTATCAGCAGACTGAATAACGTACTCACCATCTATCGTGACTAAAACTTTTATATTCTCTTCAAAAATACCTCCATCTTCATCATAAAAACTAATTTCCCAACGAAACATTTCTCCAACAAAAAGATCCACATTGAACTTCTCCATATACCAAATTCGCAACCCTTCAACACTTTCACTAACAAAAGCTTTAAAGTCGAAAGTTTCCATGAGTTCCAGAGGAAGAAATTTCGCGTAACCACCTTGGACATGATTTTCTATCAGAAACGGTACAATGCCTTCCATACCAAACACACGACCGTCGTGTAGCCAGATCCTAGGCGAACCACATTCACACTCTAGCCACACGTAGTCACATTCATCATCGCTGACAACACGTTTACCACAATGTAAGCACGCGAACATATAGGAAAAGGGGAATGATGGGCCTGGGTTCTTTTCCGCAAGCCCTGCTTCGCCTAATTGTGCTTGTTCAGACACGCGAGATTTTGTTCTACTGGGTGTTTGTTGCTGCTTCTTTTCGTTTTGTTTCTTGTTCCTTTTTCTATTCTTCGCTTTCTTGTTCTCAACAATGGGCACTGATTTTGGTTTTTCTTCCTTCTTGGGCCGTTCTCTGGCGGGGGTGTCTTTGAGATAGTCAGCTAGGTTCTCAAGATCATAACACATTTTTGCTGCTGACATCAACTCGAACTTTATTTTGTTTGTGTCACATATCTCATAAGTTATTTTCTCGACATCAGTCACAACACACCTCAATTCATGTACTTCGTGGAATGGGAGTTCTGGACTTGTTTTAAGATAAAAACAACCTTCTCCGGTTGGTGCCACAGATTCAACACCAGTCATGATCTTCACCATTGCCAGCTTCGGTTTGAGGCTTGCTAATATACGGCATTTTAAATTGTTGTAATTGATTCTTGAACTTTCACTATCGCTATACATGTCGTCCAACCAAAAAACTTCACCATAATTCGGAGCATTGGGCCTTTCCAAACTTTTCATCATTGATTCAACGCTGGCGGATGATGACCTTACCACAACATAATTGCGTAACTTGTCTGTGGATTCTTTTAGTTCGGGTTTGTTATACTTAGTGTCCCAAAATTCAACTCGACAGTAACAGTTGCTCAATACTTGTGCCATGTAATACTCTGTGGTGCCGTGAGAGCCTGTGTAATGAATGATTCGGGGTGCCGTCTTTTTACCGACATTCCCAAACA